ACCTGCAGTTCTACCAGAATTACGCCAAGACCGTGAACGGCAAGACCGTCCGTTCGATGGACAAGGGCGATTTCGTGGCCGTGGAGCTTCGCAAATGCGAAACGCTCGAGCAGGTTTACGCTTTCGTCTCCACCCAAATGGGACTCTCCCGTGCCGATTTGGTCTCGCGCTTCGCGCATCTTAATGTCGGGATGCAGCGTATGAACCTCGGCAACATGCTTCGCCGTTATTTGAAAGGAGCGTAATGACCACCACCCCCACCAACACCCGGGTCCGCCTCTCGAAGGGGCGGTTAGCCGGAGAAATGCTGCACGAAGGTCGAGTCTACAAGTTTGACTGTTCGATCTCGGGCCAGGACATCGACGCCGAATTCCGGACCGTGGGCGAAGAGCCCTTCGACCGGTGGGAGGCGTTCAAAGCCCTCGAGGCCTGGATTGAGGCGCACCTCTGTGGTTAACTGGCCTTTCCCCTTTGGTGACCGCCCCGACGGCACCCACCGCGCGATTGGGGAACCGGTCGCCCCACCCACTCTTGCACTTGTGGAGGACACGATGAGCTTTGAACTCGCAGTCGACGAACACGCCCCGCGTACGGTCGGGGACCCGTTCTACATCCCCTGGTGGGCGAAGGTACCGAAGCTCGACGGGGAACCGAAGACTTACCGTGCCTGGGACGGCACCGAGATTCGGGGCGGAAAAATCGTGACCCGTGGATCCTCCTTCCGGGGGTTCGAGGCAACGATGCGCCAGCTGCAGGAGGTCGTTCGGAGCGAGACACCCCCGCCGAGCCCTCCGGAGGTACTTCCGTTGCGCTCGAAGCCTGCGGTTAAGGCTAATATACCGGACTGGGCCTCCGAGGCGCTCCGTGAGGCCGGGAAGTGCCCGGACGCCAGGGCGAGGCTCTGCACCCTGCACGGCATCGATTACGCGGCACTGGTCGCGGGTGCGCCGAATGCCGGGGTGGCGACGATGCGAGTCGTAAACGCGCTCCGCCGTTCGTCGAAAAGCTGACGTTAATTACCCTTTTAACTACTGATAGAGGACAGTGAAATGGTTAAACGGTTAAGTGCAATGGACCAAGTGTGGGTCACCCAGGAAATGAAAGCCAAGGCGGAGCGTTACCCCACTTGCGGGTACCGCAAAATCGCCGCGATGCTAAAACTCGACGGGTGGGCAGTCACCGAAACGCAGGTCAAAAGGCTGTGGAAGCTCGCCGGATTGAAGGCGTCGCGATGAGCGCGGAAAAGAACTTGTGGGGCTGGCTCGACCTTCGACTCGGGGGCCATTGGTTCGCGCAGCGCGTCGAGAACGAGGTCGGACGCGACACCCCGGATGTGTGGTTCGCGCTCTACAAGCTCCGCGCGGTCTCGGGCTGGATCGAACTCAAGGTCCTCACCGATCTACCCAAACGCCCCGGCACGCCGCTGCGACTTCCGAAGTGGACCGCAGGGCAGCGCAATTGGGCGGTTTCCGCACACCGGCACGGGGCTTGGTGCTTCCTGGGGCTGCAGGTCCTTGAGCGCCAGGAGTTCTACCTGATCCCCGGGTACGAAGCTGCACGGTTGGTCGAAATGCAAGCGCCACACGAGGAGACGCTCCAGACGTTGCGGATGCGAGGGTTGTGCGTGGACCAAACGACTTCACGTGAAACACAAACGCGACGACTAGTTGACACGCTGCACCAGCCGTGGTAAGATTCGCGGATCCGTCCACCCTTGGGCGGTGTGTGGCACCCTCGCTACACTGGCCGAGACCCGTCTCGTGCCGAGCTTGGCAGCAGCCGAGCGTGTTCCATTGTTCCATCATGATGGAACACAGATGGAACGGTCAGAAGCCCCGTACGACGGACCAAAGCGGCAATTGTTCCATTGTTCCATGCATATACCCGTATATATCTCGTGTTCGAAAACCTGAATATGGGGGGGATATAGATGGAACGGTGGAACAGAAGAGGGCACTTCAAGAGAAGCCCCGAGGGACGGGGCCTTTGGACAAGTGGGGTTGTTCCATTGCTGTTCCATTATGATGGAACGATGGAACGGATATGACCACACCCGTACTACACCTGCAGACTTCCAGACGACAAGGTATCGTCATCCACCACGCAGGGCTACACCTCGGTATCGTACGTAAACGCACAAAAGGCAAATTCGAAACATTTGGTGGAACAGTTGTGGAACATGTTGCGTTTATGGTACACTTCGCGTCATGGCTGGAGTAAAAATCGAACCTTTACCGGTGGTGGACGTCGACGCGGTGGGTGAAGAAACACTGCGGGAATACGGACGCCGCGCGGGGATAACGTACGCGATGCTTTACGAAATGGTGAAGCAGGACCGTGTTCGTTTCAAGGAGCGTGGAGTCGAGGACGACCCCGAATCGCTTAAATTCTGCGTCCCGGGTGTTGAGGGTGTCGGACGGCTGCGCCGCTACGAACGTACCAAAGCCTACCGTATGCTGCAGATCCTGGCCGAATTCAGGGACGGACCCGCGAACGAGAAGTTTTCTTTAAGACACGCGTACACAGCGGCCGAGGTCAGTCGTGGTGCGATGACGACGTGGAGGGCTGAGCATCCGACCTTCGATCGTCTGATGGAAGACATCCAACTCGAAATGGTCGACACGATGAAAGCCGAGGCCTACCGCCGCTCGGTGATCGGACACGACGAGCCCTTGGTACACCAGGGTCTCAAGACGGGTGAAACGATCAAAAAGTATTCCGATTCCCTGTTGCAGTTTACCCTGATGGGGTACGACGCGAAATTCCGAGCCAAAGACGTGAACGTCGCGGTGTCGGGCCAACTTAACACGAACGTCAACATTGAGGGACTCCGTGATCGACTTGCCCAGCGATTACAGGCGGTCGCCAAGTCGAAGATACAAGGCGAAGAAAGCCCCGATTGATCCGCACAATTTCTCGGATTTTGTGTCCGAGATGAGCGATCAGGAGGTGGTGGAGCTTTACTACGACTGGCCGACCTGGGCTCGACCCAACCAGATGGTCCCACCCGGTGAGGATTGGACGATTTGGCTCATTCTCGCCGGTCGTGGGTGGGGCAAGACTCGGTGTGGTGGTGAATTCGTGCGGTTTCACGTGGAACGAAAGCTCGCTTCACGCGTCGCGCTGATCGCCGAAGACGCGGGGGACGCCCGGGACGTGATGATCGAGGGCGAATCCGGGCTACTGGCCATTTCGCACCCCTCGAACCGTCCGAACTGGGTGCCGTCCAAGCGCCGACTCGAGTGGCCCAACGGGGCGATCGCGACGATCTACTCGGACAACGACCCCGAGACCCTGCGTGGTCCACAGCACGACCTGTTCTGGGTCGACGAGTTGGCGAAATTCCGCAACGCCAAAGAAATGTGGTCGAACCTCATGTTCGGGCTCCGCCTCGGCCAGCGCCCACGCGGTGTTGTCACCACCACGCCCAAACCGATTCCCATCGTGCGGGAGCTGCTCGAAAACCCGCGCGTCTTCGTCACCTCAGGGACCACGCATGAGAATTTCGGAAACCTCGCACCTACATTCCGTGATGAAATCATCGCCCAGTACGAGGGCACTCGACTCGGACGGCAAGAGCTTTACGCCGAGGTCATCGACCCGGAAGATTACGGAATCGTCAAGCGCGAGTGGTTCAAGCTTTGGGACTCCGATCGGCCATTCCCCGATTTTATGTACATTGTGCAGTCCTACGATTGTGCTTACACCGAAAAGACTATCAACGACCCAACCGCATGCTCCGTCTGGGGAGTGTTCAGGCCGAGTGAGGATTCACCTCTTTGCGTGATGCTGATCGACTGCTGGGAGGAATTTCTCGCCTACCCCGAGTTACGCCCCCGGGTGATCAACGAGTACAAAGAGTCCGTGTACGGCGAACCGGGCAAAAAGACCGACTTGGTGCTCGTCGAGGAGAAAGCCTCGGGCATCTCGATCCTCCAGGACCTGCGCTACGCCGGGGTGCCGTGCCGTGGCTACAATCCGGGGCGAGCCGACAAGGTCCAACGGCTGCACATTGTGGCGAACATCATCGCCTGCGGTCGCGTTTACATTCCCGAATCGGTCGTGCACCGGGGCCAGCCGCGTGACTGGGCGGAAAAGCTCGTGTCCCAGATTTGCTCCTTCCCCGAGGCCGAGCGCGACGACCTGACCGACACGACCACGCAGGTGCTGCGGTTGCTCAAGGACATGGACTTTTTACGCATCGACCCGGCTGAAGTCGCGCCGGATTACTACGACGACGAACGACCACGCAGGGTGAATCCTTATGCCCAATGATCTACTGAAAACGATCGGCGATTACCTCAACCCCGAGGACGTGCTCACCCTGGCTGGACCGCTCGCGGGGTTCAAGCCCACAGCCGGGATCACCGCCGCGCTGTACGCGCCGAGCCTAAACGAAAACGAGGCCGAGGAGTTGAACAAGCTCCGGGCGATGCGCCCCCCTGCTGCTGCTCCACGTGAAACAGCACAAACTCCCGAAATGCGTGATTTCGTGAATCGGCTCCGGTACGAGCAATTCGTGGGTGATCTCCGCAAGCAGTACGGGCAGCACGCCGACCTGATGCTGCAGGGGTTAATCAAGCAAGGGCTGCAGGACGAAGCGCAACAGGCCCGGATGACCGGTCCACGTGCCAAGCCCCCCGCTCCTCCCGCTGCACGGCACGAGGCGACCGTCCCAGAAGGGCGATTCCGCAGGTACGCCGAGGGTGGTATGATCGAGCACACCACGCCGGACATGGCCGACGGTGGGCGGATGATTTACACGGATTCGCTCGATTCCTACTCCGGGGGTGGTGGTGTTAAGGGGAAGACCGTGCAGCAGATGGCAGAAGAACTTATCACCAAAGGGATCAAGACTGGTGCCGCACCTTCGAAAATGATCACGGCCTCACCGAGTGCATCGCCCCCAAGGCTCCCGATGTCCGCGCAGGAAATGCAAAGAATGCAGGAGTCACCCGCCCGTAATTTAAGGTCACTTGGTGAGTCGATTGATCGGGAAGTGCGAAAGGTGCGCCGTTTGGATGAACTCGGTAAACCCGGGGCCAGTGTGGGTGCAATTTCTGCCCCTCAGAACGCTGACGTTCCGGGGTGGCACATTACCTCTGACTTTCCGGGGATCCTTAAAACCGGGGCGATGACTAACCGAGACGTAGGGGCGAACAATATCCAGGGTTACCCACCGGCGCACGTTGGTGGGGCATACTTCTATTCCGACCCACGGCTGGCGCTGAATAAGCGTGACGAGTTGTTAGAAATGGTCGGCTACGACCCCGATTACGCCGCAGAGATCCCGATTCTGCGAGCGCAGTTGAGACAAGGAAATCGTTTGGTTTCCGATGAAGATGTGGGACTGAATATTCCGTGGCAGAAATCCTTCGAAGAGGGTAGCTTCGCCACCACGCGACCGGTGTTGCTAAATCAGATCGACCGAATCTACGCCGAGAACCCCGACTTAATCAAAGACATCATTCGGGACACCGTGGTGCGGCAACGTCGCTACAAAGACGGTGGGTCGGTCCAGGGATTCTCGAAGGGTGGCGATGCGAAAAAGACCGTGCAGCAGATGGCGGACGAGTTGCTTACCAAAGGCGTGAAGACGCCGGACCTGTCGAGGCGAGGGTTCATGCGGTTGCCGGATCTGGGCGGTCCCAAGGAGTCGAAGCTTCCGGTACCGGCCAAAGACATGGAGCGCTTCCAGACCGAGAAGACCACGGTCGACCCCCTCTCGGGTTCGGTGGAGAAAGTGGTCGAGAAGGTCGCGCAAACGCCGATGTCCAGGCGTCAGGTGCTGCAGGGCGCACTTGCTCAGGCCGCGCAACGGGTACTGCCCTCGGTGGCTATGCAACCCGTGAAGGATGTGGCGTCCGAGGTGGCCAAGACTGTGATGAAGCCCATCCCCACCCCGTCAATCGGCGGTCTGGTGGCGCAGGCGTTGAAAATGGGTATGGACGAAGACGAGATCATTCGTTTCGTGCAAAGTGCGATGCCAAAAGAAGATCCTGAGGCGATAGCCGATGATTTGTATTACCTGCCCGGAATTATGCGCGATCCGTACGAATACGCCGAGGATATGGGCGATGCACCGTTGATGAAAATCTTCGGGCAATTGGTGTCGCCCTACCAGGAATCCCCAATGGGACTTCGTCGTACGATGCGCGACATACGAGCCATAGACCCGGAAAAATACAATGAGTTAAAATCGGTGGCTCGCGATATTAAAATGTCGAATCTGGAAGACTAAGGACCCAATATGGCCACTAGCACTTTTCCGCAGCAGCAACAGCCAATGATGACCCCCGGGCCGGAGGATACCGAAGGTCTGATGGTCGACCTGGACGACGAGTTCGCGGAGATCGAGGAGCAGCCCGACGGCTCGGCGATCGTCCGAATGCGTGAATTCGCGGGTCCACAAGAGGATCCGGACTTCTACGAGAATCTGGCCGAGACCGTCCCCTCCTGGGAGTTGTCCAAACTCGCGCTTAAAATGATCCAGCTGATCAAAGCGGACAAAGAAGCGCGGAAAGAGCGCGACAAGCAGTACGAGGAGGGGATCCGACGCACGGGGTTGGGGAAAGACGCCCCGGGTGGTGCGAATTTCGAGGGTGCATCCAAAGTCGTGCACCCGGTGATGGCCGAGGCCTGTGTCGATTTTGAATCCCGGGCGATCAAAGAGCTTTTCCCGCCGGACGGTCCCGTACGGACGAATGTAATCGGGGATGTGACCGACGAGCAAAAGAATCGGGCCGAGCGCAAGCGCGATTTTATGAACTGGCAGCTGACGAACCAGATCGTCGAATTCCGGGATGAGCAGGAGCAAATGCTCACCCAGCTCCCACTCGGGGGTTCGCAGTTCCTGAAGCTGTGGTACGATCCGCAGAAAAAACGCCCCTGCGCCGAATTCGTCCCGATCGACAATCTGATCATCCCTTACGCGGCGGGGAGCTTCTACACCGCAAACCGTTGCGCCGAAATGCAGGACATTACCGAGCAGATGTTCAACGAGCGGATCGAGGCGGGGCTTTATCGTGACATTTCGGTCACCAGGGTCGCCGAGGAACCCGAACTCACCGAGCCCGAAAAAGCAAACCAGAAGGTCGAGGGAAAGACCTGGACCGACGATGAGGACGGACTGCGGCGTGTGTACCACGTGATGGTGAACATGTCCTGTGAGTGGGATACGTTGTGCGACGGCGAAATCGCCCCTTACATTTTGATGATCGACGAGCAGACCTCCGATGTGGTCGGCTGGTACCGGAATTGGGAAGAAGGGGACGAGACGCGCACGAAGCTCGACTGGATCATCGAGTTTAAATTCATCCCCTGGCGTGGAGCACTGGCGATCGGGTTCCCGCATTTGATCGGCGGCATGTCGGCTGCACTCACCGGGGCACTCCGGGCGCTGCTGGACACGGCGCATATCAATAACGCGGCGACGATGCTTAAGCTCAAAGGGGCGAAGATTTCGGGCCAAAGTCAGAACGTCGACGTTACTCAAATCACCGAGATCGAGGGTGCGCCCGGGGTGGATGACATTCGCAAGATTGCAATGCCAATGCCTTTCAACCCGCCGTCCGAAGTGTTGTTCAAGCTGATGGGGTGGTTGACCGAAGCCGCGAAAGGCGTGGTGACCACGAGCGAAGAAAAGATCGCCGACATTGCCTCCACCGCTCCAGTCGGTACGACCCAGGCTTTGATCGAGCAGGGCGCGGCGGTGTTCAGCGCGATTCACGCCCGGTTACACGAGTCGCAAAAGCGGGTGCTGATGGTGCTGCAGCGCATCAACCGCTGGTACCTCGACGAAATGATCATGCACGACGTCCCGGCGGAACTCGAAGTGAAGCGCGAGGACTTCAACCGGAACTCGGACGTGATCCCGGTGTCGGATCCACATATCTTCTCCGAAACGCAGCGGATGGCACAGAATCAAGCCGTGCTGGCGCTGATGGACAAAAACCCGGACCTCTTCGACCGCCGTGCGGTTGTACACCGGGTGCTAAAGCAGATGAAGGTGCCGAACATTACCGAAATCATGCCCGCTGTGGCCGAACCGATGGAAATCAACGCGGCGGAGGAGAATGGTGCGATGTCGATTGGTCGCGCAGCATTCGCCTACCCACACCAAAACCACCTCGCGCATATCCAAGCGCACCTCGATTTCGCGATGAACCCAATGCTGGGCGCGAATCCGATGATCGCCCCGACTTTCATGCCAATGCTGGTCGAGCACATCAAGCAGCACGTGATCCTTTGGTACCTGGGCCACATGAATGGTTATGTCGAGAAAGCGCTCGGCAAGAAGCCCGAGGACTACGACGTCGCCGGAATCACCGGAGAGGTGGACAAGCTGTACGCACTCGCCTCGCAACACGTGATGATGGACTCGAAAGACGCTTTCGCGAAGGTCATGCCGGTGATCCAGCAGATCCAGCAGGTGCTAATGCAGCTCAAGCCCAAGCCCCCGATGGACGGTGGCGACCAAGTGATCCTCGAGACTTCAATGGCCGAAACGCAACGCCGTGCCGAGAACGACAAGGCGCGACTGGCGCTCGACGCCGAGAAGATCAAGCTCGAGGCGTTGGCCAAGAATCGCCAACAGCAAATCGACATCGCGCTCAACGCCAGCGATAACCTGACCGAAGAGCGAATCAAGACCGCAGAACTTACGCACGACGCGCAAAGGCTGCAATCCGAGCAGCTCGAAACTGCAATCACCGCGCAAGACAGCGCACAACGTGCACTAGGAGGCATGAATGGCTAACACCACGTACGAAATCAACGCATCGAAGGTAAATGTTCCTTACCACAAGCGGATCGCGATGGGCGAGAAGCTCGACGGCTCCTCCCTGCAGTCGAAGGGAAGTACCGAAGTACCCGCCAAGAAGTCGGGCGGCGCATTGTCCTCGATGAAAAAGAAATAGCATGCGTTACGTCTCGGACTTCGTCGAGGCTCTGAAGTACGAGCAGCAACGTTTGCGCGATGCAATGGCCGCAGGATCCCCTGCGACCTTTGAGGCCTACCAACGCCTAGTTGGCCAAAATCAAGGGCTTGAAAAAGCTCTGGATATTTTAAACAATCTTTTAATGGAAGAGGATTCCGATGACTGATAAACCGGAGGCTTCGAATGAAGCCGCTTTGCGGGAAGCATTTCCTGCTGTCGACCCCGGTGCTGTACCCGTAGGTGGCCGCATTTTGGTTCAGTGGCGTCAAACCCGCAAAACCGCGACCGCTGCAGGTCTACTAATCGTGGAAGAAACGAAAGAAACGGAAAAGTGGAACAATCAAGTCGCGAAGGTGATAGCGATTGGACCACTGGCATTCAAGAAGCGAGACACACTCGAACCCTGGCCGGAAGGCAACTGGGTGGAGGTGGGCGATTACGTTCGCATGCCGAAGTGGGGCGGCGACAGGTGGGAGGTCGTGTACGGCGATCCGAAGCTAGGCGAAACCGCATTGTTCTCGATCTTCAATGACCACGAGGTGATCTCTAAAGTGACGGGTGATCCGTTGAAAGTGAAGGCCTTCCTATGAATGCAACCGAAAAGGCGGAGATGCAGGTCTCCGAAGCCCCGGACGGTTCAGCCATCGTCGAGATGGTGACGCCCGAGGAGATAAACACCGAGCAGAAGATGGAGCAAATCGGTGTCCAGAACGGGTTTGAACGGGCGAACGCTAATGCGAACACCGACGCCGACGATGACGGCGAAGTGGATCCCGAGCGCGAGGCAATCCGGGCGGCAAGGCGTGAAGAGCGGCACTTGAAAAAGCGCTTGACCAAAGCGAAAATCGAGGAGTCGAGCCACGTCATCAATTCGCTGCGTCGCGAGAATGAGCGGATGGCCGAGAGGCTGGCGATCTTGGAGCGCAAAACGGCGGGGTCCGATCTTGCACGACTCGACAAGGCGATCGAGGACTCGCAGGTGCGGATGACGTACGCCAAGATGAAGATAAAAGAGGCGACCGAACAGGCGGATGGTGCAAGTCTGGCCGAAGCTCAAGAGGCATGGTACGAGGCGAGGCGGCAGGCGGAAGCACTGGAGGCACTCAAGCGTAAAGCCGTCGAGACCGGTCCTACTTCGAACGTTCCCCAGGCTCCGGATCCGACTCTGAAAAAGCACGCCTCCAATTGGATGGCTCGCAACGACTGGTACGATCCCAACGGGCGGGATATGGACTCGCAGATCACGACCAAGATCGACGAGCAGCTTACGAAAGAAGGCTGGGATCCAAAGACCCCCGACTACTGGGAAGAGCTGGATAATAGATTGACAAAATACCTGCCTCACAGGTACAATTCGTCCAACGATGACCGTTCGTCATCCAATCGGAGACCTCGTTCGGTGGTTACTGGCTCAGGTAGAGAATCAGCACACGGCAATCGCAACGATAGCAATGCAGGGTTCCACTTGTCGCCAGAGCGAGTATTAGCGATCAAAGAAGCGGGTAGGTGGGATAACCTCGCCGAGCGCAAGAAAATGATCCAAAAATACATGGAATATGACCGCATGCACGGAACAAGGAATAACTGAAATGAGAGACGAACGACTCAAAAAGAATCTTTCGGCAGGTGGCCGTGAGTCCCGCGCAGTGCAGGACGGAAGACAGTCAGCTGACGAGAGCTTGGCAAGCAGCCGCGAACGTCGTAGGATGTTCAGAGACGAGTGGATTCAAGAATCCCTCCCCAAACCACCCGGAATTCCGGGATTTCATCTGTGTTGGCTATCCTCCACCAACGGCTACGATCCAATCCACAAGCGATTGAGGATGGGTTACACGCCGGTAAAACCCGAGGAAGTTCCTGGCTTTGAGAATTACCGAGTAAAAGCAGGGGAACATGAAGGGTTTATCGCTTGTAACGAAATGCTACTGTACAAGATCCCCGAAGACATTTACCAAGGGATCATGGAAGAATTTCACCACTACGCTCCCCAGGACGAAGCGGACAAA